CACTCAGAGTTTAACGACTGCATGGCGGACCATGCATGTTTCGCCAAAGCCCGACTGACAGGCGCCTACTTCGAGGGGGCGTCGCTCCAGGGCGCTTCCTTCCGGGAGGCGCACCTCAATTTCGTATCCTTCAAGGAGGCACACCTGTGGCGGGCTGACTTTGTGGACGCAGTAACCGGCGGCGTAAGCTTTGCCGGTGCGAACATGGAGTTTGCCGCCTTCAACTCGGGCATTGCGGGGGATAGTTACGACGATAAGCAAATCGCTGAGTTTGCTTATAGCCTCTGTTCGGCAGTGCTGGGCAGTCGCACAAACAGCTCCGAGGTAAAAGAAACAATTCGCAAGATACTTAGTCTTGCGAACAGGGCAAATTCTGTGAAGGTTTTCGGGCCGGTGCAAGAAAATATAAGAGGGAAATATTTTACAGCAAAGGAGAAGGCTGAGTAATATGAAAAAATGAAATTAATATGCAACCAACCGCAACGGAATATCGAGGGTACGTGACGCGCAAGGGCGTTGACGTTTTTGTGGGCGTGTACGATGACGATTGTCCAGAGCTTGCGCGATTGGGGTTAGAGTATTACTGTTTAGAAGAGTAAGGAGCAATCAATGACGGCAAAAGATTATCTTAGACGCATCCGGCAGCTGGATGACGCTGCATCGGCCGCACAGCTGGAGCT